CATACCCTTGCAAGAGATTGGTTGCAAAAAGCAAGACGCCAGGCTGCTCAGGATATTCAAGAAGGTAGCATGGATGATTTTATGAATAGGATGGGACTAGGAGACCCCGACCCATCCAATCACAAAACGGGGTTCAATGGTGCAGATGAAATTGTAGATTGGTTTCAAAGAGACAAACCTGATGATTGGAGACAACGTGACTGAAAAAATCACTCCTCAAACATATATTGATATGAATAAAGAGTTTGAGGAAGATGGTACTATGGTAAGGATTGAAGTTCCTACACAGGAATCAATTGATAAGTGGTTGAATCGTAAAGAGGATATTCACTCACGAACTGTAGAACCAGTTGATATGGTTGCTCAAATGTGGGAACAACACAGAAAGAAAGAAAGAGGGAGGGACCAGATGCAAGCACTAGTGTATTCAAATGGCAGTCAAGAGTCTGATAGGGCCAAGATGGTTCTTGAAGCCTGTGATCAAAATGTAAGGGAGTTTTTACTTGGGGTTGATTTTAGTGATAAACAGTTTCGTGCAGAGTTTGGTAGTGAGGCAGAGTATCCGCAAATCGCAATCGGACTCAATCACCGAGGAACCTTGAAAGAAACACTCAAGTATATGAGTGATACTGGAATGTTTTTGTAAAATGTCATGACTGGATTTGGAAAAAAACCTACTGTAAAAGTTGATGATCAGGATGAATATGTCCGGTTATCAAAAAAATATAGAAGTATTAAAAAACGTGCTAATTCTTCCATCCATGAAATAAACCGTATGGATGGAAAAGAACCAAAGATTGATTGGACTGAGTACGATCAAGAGGTAGATGAGTATTATGAAAATAATCCGATAGAATATGCAGAGGAGACCTACCAAAATAGCTTAGAAGATTTCCTGTCAAGCAGGGGAGATGGTCATGAACATGAATATATTGGGGACGGAGATGACTAATTTGGTATCACATTATACCGAACTACTTGACTATATACTATATGGGGTCTATAATAGACCTGTCGTTCATCCCGAAAGGGACGCAAGTAAGTCGCGGAACGGAGCGTTCATCCCATGATTGATCTGTTACTGTATTCCTCTATATCTTGTGCTGATGCTGATGCAATTATGCTCAGAATCAAAAAGCATGAGGATCTACCTGAGGTAGTTAGAGTTGAATTAGTCGAGACCGTCAAGGAATCGACACCAGATTGTTATTGGGACGCAAACGACTAAAGGAACGGGCCTAAAAATCCAACTACTTTAGGAGTAATCTCATGAACACCTTAAATTTGATTCGCAAGCAGATCAACAAAGCTGCTGCACTTCACGACGCTCAAATCTCTCACACCTCATATCGTGGTGTTGAGTATGATACTCGTTGTGTAGAATCGAAAGAAACTCACGGTACATTTTGCTATCGCGGCAAGACTTACACCAAGTGAGTTACAGAGAGAGGGTTAAAAACCCTCTCTTTTTTTGTCTTTATGTTACAATTTAACAAATATTAGTGAATTAACACAAACTCTTATAGATATGATAGAATTGAAAAGAGGACTTATGTAACCAAAATTTTTTTTTAATATGTTGGTATGTCCTTTTTAAAGTGTAATGGAGGACATTATGCACAATCTTATTTCTTATAATCAATTAGCAGGTTGGAGACAAAGTGTAGAGCGATTAACAAAAACTTTAGACCGTTCCATGGAGGAGTCTGACCTAATAAATGACTATTATAATTGTCTTATAGAATGCGATGATGACCAGGCGACATGTAAAAGAATTTGTAGGAGGATGCTAAGCTAAGTCTAATTTCGCATATGAGGGGTTGCGGCCCCTCTTTTTTTGTGTTAGTATGTTTACACCATAACTCACATTCATGGATAAAGAGAGTTTAAAACTGATCATCAGAAATCTTGAGTCTGTGCTAGAGTGTCTGAAGTCGGAAGTATATTCTGATGTTGATGCTTATAAAGCAGAGAACTTTGATGATCCCCCATCAAACTATATAATTGATTACGACGAAGTATTTGAAGATGACGATGACTGAATCAGTAAAATTAGTTTCTGTTACTCCTGATGCAGAAAAGACCATGGCTTACATTGCCAGGGTTTCTAATCCTGCAAATCAGGACAATGATAAATTTGCAGGTCTCTTGAGGTATTGTATTAAGCACAATCATTGGTCTGTTTTTGAACAGTCCACAATGACCCTGGAGATTTCTACAACCAGAGCAATCGCGGCCCAAATACTGAGGCACCGTAGCTTCACATATCAAGAGTTTTCCCAGCGGTATGCTGACAGTTCTCTGCTTGGTGAAACGATTCCTTTGCCTGAACTTCGTAGACAGGATACAAAGAACCGTCAGAATTCGATTGACGATCTCGATCCTTTTGAAGTTCAGAAAATGGAGATGCAGATGAAGACTCTGTTTGATTCTTCGATGGCACTGTATCAGCAGATGTTGGGTCGTGGAGTGGCAAAGGAATGTGCAAGAATGGTGCTTCCATTATGTACGCCTACCAGAATCTACATGACGGGCTCATGCAGATCATGGATCCATTACATAACTCTGAGATCTGCTAACGGAACTCAGAAGGAACATATGGACATTGCTGAAGCATGTAAGAAAGTTTTCATTGATCAGTTTCCTTCTGTCTCCGAAGCCCTTGAGTGGGTCTAAATATTTCTACACATAATTCTACGCATGGCAACATACCCTGTTATTAACAAAGTCACTGGTGAACAAAAAGACGTAAAACTCAGTGTTCATGAATGGACAAAGTGGTGTGAAGACAATCCTGATTGGCAGAGGGATTGGTCGGATCCAACAACTGCACCGAGTTCTGGAGAACTTGGAGAAGTTTATGACAAACTCAAAAAGTCTCATCCAGGGTGGAATGATGTCCTTTACAAGGCGTCGAAAGCGCCTGGCTCCCGAGTAAAACCTGTTTAATTAATCACTTATGCCAAGAAAAAGAAAAGTATCTGATGCACCAATCGGAGTTGGCTTGACTGCCAAACAAATGAAGAGAAAGAAACCAATCAACTCCGATTTTCTTCGTGAAATTGAACCCCTAACAGAGAATCAAAAAGTTTTATTTGATTCTTATGATGCTGGTAAAAACGTTGTTGCGTATGGCGCAGCAGGAACAGGTAAAACATTTATAACCCTCTACAATGCTCTCTGTGATGTCTTAGACCCAACGACACCATACGAAAAAATCTACCTCGTCAGGTCCCTTGTGGCCACCAGAGAGATCGGTTTCCTCCCAGGGGACCATGAAGATAAGTCTTCCCTTTACCAGATTCCATATAAGAATATGGTGAAGTACATGTTTGAACTTCCTACTGAGGCAGACTTTGAGATGCTGTATGGCAATCTCAAAACTCAAGGAACTATTTCATTCTGGTCCACAAGTTTCATTCGCGGAACAACACTTGACAATGCGATTGTTATTGTTGACGAATTTCAAAACTTAAATTATCATGAACTTGATAGTATTATTACCAGGGTTGGTGAAAATACCAAGATCATGTTCTGCGGTGACGCGACTCAATCTGATTTGTTAAAACAGAATGAGAGAAATGGTATTGTAGATTTCATGAGAATTCTTCGACTTATGCCATCAGTCGATATGGTTGAGTTTGGAGTTGAGGATATTGTCAGATCTGGATTGTGTAAGGAATACTTAATTGCGAAATTAGAACTTGGCTTATGACATTTATTCATCATAATTATCTCGGTGATCTTGAACTAAACAAAAAAGAAACCAATGGCATCCGTCTCTACAACCTTCCTAGTGGAGATTGGGTGCCTTCTATCACTTCTGTGACTTCATTTTACAATAGAGAGATCTTTGTTAAGTGGAGAAAGAAAGTTGGTATTGAAGAAGCAAATCGTATTACAAAGAAAGCAACTGCTCGTGGAACAGACTTTCACGCAGCAACTGAACTCTACATGTTGAACAAAGAAATAAACTGGGATGACTTTAAACCTCTGACCAAGTTTATGTTCATTCATGCGCGACCATATCTGGACAAGATAAATAATATACACGCTATAGAAAGAACTCTGTACTCAGAGTATCTTGGTTTGGCAGGTAGAGTTGACTGTATCGGAGAGTACGAAGGAGAACTCGCAGTCATCGATTTTAAAACATCCGAAAAAATTAAACCAGAAGAGTGGCTAGAGAACTATTTTGTTCAGGAAACTTTCTATGCTGCTGCTTACTATGAGTTGACTGGTATCCCCGTCAAAAAATTAATTACCATCATGGTCACTCCTGGTGGTGAGGTCGAAGTATTTGACAAAAGGAACAAAGGGGATTATATTAAATTGTTAGTTCGGTATATTAAAGAATTTGTATCTCACAATATTGGACATAATGGAACCTAATAAACAACTACGAAAAGTAGAGAATGAACTAGAAAAAGCATTTGAGAGCAAATTCTTTTGTCAGGCTCGTTTTGCACAAGAGATTGAAACTCTTGTAAAAGATCAGGAAGACATGAGTTACATCGATGCCATAGTTTATTTCTGCGAGATGAACTCCATTGACCTTGAGTCTGTCCCTAAACTTATTTCTAAACCACTGAAGGAGAAGATTAAGTATGAGGCTATGGAACTTAATTTTCTTAAAAAAACTTCCCGTGCAAAATTAGTGTTCTAATTTCAAAGGGGGGCGAAAAAATTTTCGCCAAAAAAATCACCCTATTACTTTTTTATGATGCCGTTTGATGCATATCGTTGTTATTTGTCGATGAAGAATCACTTCACGAAAGATTCTTATGACTATCACAAATATAATGGAAAGAGTCGTGCAACTGTCAAATCATTTTATAAGCGCAAAGATCGTTTCTGGTTTGAGAAGTTGGCACGTAATAAAGATGACAAAGAAGTAGTAGATTTCTTTGTGTCTAACTTCATCACATGCACTGATCCAAGTAAACTCTGGATTGGTGAGATGATTAAAGAGGGTGAAGGCCGATACACTGCATGGAAAAAGAGAACACAATCTCTTTCTTATCTCTTCAAGCAAGAGGTAGAAACGATCTTTGATGACAACAACTTTGATTCTATGTTTGCCATGGATGGATTACGACATCCACAAATACTCAAAGAATATCTCCGTGGAAATGTTTCTATTGAGACTATGGTGATCCTTAATGGCATTCTAGGATATCAAAAACAATGGGATAAAAATCTCATTGACCCGGTGTGGGAAACCGTCAGTATGAGAATGAAAAAATATTCTCCATTTCTAAATATTGATGTACCTCGTTACAAAAACATTTTGAGAGAAGTAGTAATTGGAGACAAATGAGTTTTTTTGATTCTGAAATCGTAAGGGCAGAGATGGTTGAAATCTCTGAACTACAAGAGGAAGTATATTCCAGTGTGATGAAGTTTGCCTTCATGAACAATAGTGAAAAACTACATCATGTTAAACTTCTTGAGAAACTTTTGAATAAGCAGAAAGTTCTCTTTGCAAGGCTCTCCCTATCAGAGGATCCTGAAGCAAAGAAGATGAAACAAAATATTATAGAGTCTGCTAAGATGATGGGTCTCCCCCCTGATGTTGAAATTACAACGGTCTTTGATCAAATGAACAAAATGCTTGATATTATGAAATCGCAGATTGACACGACAGGTTCCGACCTGTAGAATAAGCGGGTACACAAAAGCCAAATCTAACTAATCCAACAAATCTTATGTCTTTCGCAAATCTTAAAAAGCAATCCTCCCTTGGTTCCCTGACCTCCAAACTGGTCAAGGAAGTTGAGAAGATGAACAACAACGGTGGCGGTGGAGATGACCGTCTCTGGAAACCTGAAATGGATAAGACCGGTAATGGTTATGCCGTGATCCGTTTCCTGCCTGCCCCTGAAGGAGAAGAACTTCCTTGGGCAAAGATGTACTCCCATGCCTTCCAAGGCCCTGGTGGTTGGTACATTGAAAACTCTCTGACCACTCTGGGTCAGAAAGATCCTGTGTCTGAGCACAACCGTGAACTGTGGAACAGTGGTGTTGATTCTGACAAGGATACCGTTCGTAAGCAAAAGCGTAAACTGTCCTACTATGCCAACATCTATGTTGTGCAGGACAAAGCAAATCCACAGAACGAAGGCAAAGTCTTCCTGTATAAGTTTGGTAAGAAGATCTTTGACAAGATCATGGAAGCAATGCAACCTGAGTTTGAGGATGAGACTCCCATCAATCCCTTTGACTTCTGGCAGGGTGCTAACTTCA